ATACTTATTACCTTGCAATATAGTAGGTGTAGGTAGGTTAGTAGTGCATAGTGCTTGATAGCCACTAGGTGGAGTGTATGAGAATGGGCGTTGTCCACAATTAATAGCAAACACAGAAGTAAGGCTACCAGTAGCTACTGCTGGTGACATTAAAGTTCCTGTCGGTATATTTGTTGCTACCGCACCTGTGCCTGAAGCTGGAACTGCACTATTTTGCCATGTTCCGTTTTTAGATACATATAATTTACCATTATCCAAGTCTAAACAAAAACCTAAAATATCACCAGCAACATAAGAAGCTGGGGCTGTTGATAAGACTCCGCCATTGTAAATATTTCCAGTATTACTTTCCCATCGCCAACCATAAACATCTGCTCCAAAGTCTGTAGATGCAACAGTTGTATTTTGCACACCTATTCTAGCATAAGAACCACTAGTCCAAGTAACTTCCCAATACCATTTTCCACTAGATGGATAAATAGTAGTCAATGCTGGAGTTTGGTTAGCTGTTGCAACAGAAACACTTAAATTTCCATCTGTATAAGATGCAGATGCTGGTGCAGGCATTTTAAGTGGGTTAAATGTAGCATAATTCCCAACAGGCTGTGTGCCACTACTTGCATTAGTAGGGCTATCTATCATGGCATCATAGGTTGTGCCAGATGTGACAGATATGTTGTTAGTTGTCCAGTAGTTAGCGTTACCAGAGAAGTCTTTACCAAGTCCAGCGTTAGAACCAGATGTGGTTGCTATGTCAGAGAATTTTAGGTAGAAACCATTAGTGCCATAAGAGCCTGTGTATGCTTTAGGTATCCATACGCCTGTAGTTGCGTCTGTTTCGCCAAAGTCTGAAGGAGTTAATTGTGAAGCATTAACAAAATTTACTTCTGCTAGGTAGCCATCAAGGTAGTTTGTTGCACCAATATTATCTCTACCAATATTATGAATAACATTATTGTTAATTGGAAAAGTAAAGTTTTGGCTAGGATAAGTAGATGTGCTAAATGCAGTTACTTGTGTGCCATTTACATATATTTTAATTCTATTAGATGATGTAGCTTGAGTAGTATCTACTGCAAAAACTATATGATACCAAGCAGAAGGGTCACGAAAAACTTGTGTAGTTACTAAATAAGCATTTGTTGCACCATTATAGGCATAGAATTGAAAATTATCACCTGAAATAAATTCAAATGAAGCAAATAATGAGCCACTAGAACCAGCAGTAAATATCTTTTGTTGTGAGCCTAATGCACCTCTTTTAACCCATGAACTCCATGTCCATGTTGTTTGATTTCCAGCACTTGCTGGTGTTCTATTTAGATACGCCGAAGCTGAACTGCGTAGTCTGACACTATTGTCTACTGTATATCCCCCAGCAGAGATAGCATTACTATTTTGTAATAAACTCAACTTAAAGCTCCTGAAGCTGTCACATATACATTAGTACCATTAGAAAAATATGATAGCAAATATGTCCCAGCTGTGCTTACTGTAGTTAAGAATGATGCACCCACTTTTGTAGTCGCTGCTGCTGTAACTGCATAACCACCTGTGTTTACTAATAATACATAGCCACTTTGACCAGCTGTAATGTTAGTAAAGGTTAGAGCAAATGTAGCTGTTGGTGTGCATGAGAAATTGTTAGTCACATTCATATCAAACGAACCATCATTGTCTGTAGTGACTGTGCCACGTTGTGATAGTGAAAATGTTTGTAGTGCGTTTGTGACAGCATTGTTAGCGTTATATGCTTGAACATCTGTGCCAATAGCTAATCCTAGGAAACTTCTAGCAGATGCTCCACCAGCACCTAATGTTGTTAAGTCTGCATCATAGGCTTGTACTGTAGTACCAATAGCACCTGAGGTTAAATATCCTGCACTAGCATGGTTACCCCATCCATAAGCAGTGTTCCAATTAGAAGCATTATTTGTAGTTGAATACCATGAAGATGCTACATAAATTGGATCTGTTTCTGTATATGAAGTTAGATAGATATTAGTATCTAATGTGTAGGTATTAGCAGCTGTTTTCTTTAGTAAACCTGATGTACCTGATAAAGCAGCAATAGCTGTTAAATCACCATCTAAAGGTTGATAACCAGCTGAAGCATGGTTGCCCCAACTATAAGCTGTATCCCATTCAGTTTGTTTAGCAGTAGTAGGAATACCATACCCAGCACTATAAGTGAAAGCTAAAGTACCTGAACTTGTTACTGGACTACCTGTAACTGTTAAACCTGTAGGAACTGTAGCAGCAACGGATGTCACTGTACCAGCTCCTGGAGTAAATCCTAATGCTGTAGTTACATCTGAAGATGAAAGAGTTACTGCACCTGTTCTTGTATTAAATGAAGTTACAGAACCAGATGCTGTAAATGCGGCAGCATTCCATGCAGCTCCATCCCAAATAAATAAGGCATTAGTTGTTGTATTCCAATAGATAGCCCCAGTTAATAAAGCATTTCCATCATTATCTAAAGCAGGAGCACTTGATTTAGCTCCTAAATATCTATCATCAAAAGAGTCATAAGATGCAGCGGCAGCTGTTGCACTATTAGCAGCATTAGTTGCTGATGTACTTGCATTAGAGGCAGATGTTGAAGCATTTGAAGCGGATGTTGAAGCATTAGATGCTGAAGTAGAAGCATTCCCTGCAGATGTAGCAGCAGCTTGTGCATGATATTTAGCAGAGTATTCTCCACCTGCTACAGCACCTGAAGTTTTAGTAGCCCAATCATTAGCTAATTCAGCTGAAGCCGTTGCATTTGCTTCGGCAGTTTCTGCATTATTTTCTGAAGTTAAAGCTGCACTAGCAGAACTTGCTGCATTACCAGCTTGTGTAGTTGCTGTAGAAGCTGAACTAGATGCACTTGATGCTGAACTTGTAGCAGCACTTGAACTTGCAGATGCAGCAGAAGCACTCGCTGCAGCAGCGGTAGCACTACCAGCGGCAGCAGTTTGACTTGCTAAGGCAGCAGCAGCTGCATTTGTAGCTACTGTACCAGCACTAGATGCGTCTGTGGTAGCATCACCTGGTCCACCTGGTCCTCTATAAATTGCCATAATTAATCCTTAAAGAGTTTGTTGAATATACCTTTTTTCTTCTCTTTGATTGTCTCTGGCTTTTCTGCTACTTCTTCTTTAACAACTTTCTTCGCAGTTTCCTTCACAACTTCCCAACCTTGACTTGCTAGATATGTTTTTGCTTCTTGAGCATTAACATAAAGAACTTGACCTGTAACTATTTCTCTAACTTGCATTTTGATCTCCTTATTATCTTTATGCTCACTCATTGAATAAACATAAAAATAGCCCCTCTTGCGAAGGGCTAAGTTGCATTAAGCAGGAACTGCTAAAGCGATACAAGCACCATCACGGAGCTCTTTAACACCATAGAGTGTATCTGCAGTGTATAGAGTACCGAGGTATTCTTGTTTGTATTGTGTTTGTGAACGAACACCTTGTTGCTCAACTAACACAGCTGCGTCTTTATGACCCATTAGGGCAATACGAGCTGCACCAGTCGCTGTATCACAGTTAGAAGAAACAAATACTGGAATACCATAAAGTGAACCGATTTCACCATTACGGATTGTATTACCAGCACCAACTTCACCAACAAATGATTGAGCTGTGTACTCACTGATACCCATTAATGTGTTTCTTGCTGAAGGAGGAATCAAGAAGAAACGACCTTCCATAGGAACATCAGCATCGTCTAAGCGTTGTACAGTTCTACGAATACCAGCAGATGTTAATGCAGAAGCATTAGGAGTACCTGAGTTATAAGCAGTTGTACCATCACCACCAATGTAAGCACCGCCGTATGTTACGCCAGAACCACCATTGAATGTACGACCTAATTGGATTAATGATGTATCAACTTGTTTAGCTAAAGCATAACCAGCATCATCTGTGTAGAAACGACGGAGTGATGATAGAGCTTGAACTTCTACGATGTCTTCGATTAAGCGTGAATACTCATAGTGTTTGTCAATTGCTACAGAAATATCCCCTTCAGTTGCAGCTTGAAGAGTAACTTGTGTATTTTCAGCTTTTAATGCTGCTGTGCCACGAGTAGGTGTAGGAATGTGAACTGTGTCACCTTTCTTACCAACGAATGACATTTTTTTAAATAAATTTGCTGCAACAAGATTTTTCTTGTAAGCAGCTACAATCTCGTCACTCCAAATTTCTGGAATAAAGGTTGCTGCTGTTGTTATTGTTACTTGATTTGAGCCTAAAGCCATGATAAATCCTTTTTTAAAATGTTAAATTACACGATTCTCTCGATAAGCTGCCATTATCTCTTCAGACATAGCGTCATATCTATCAGGATCGGATTGCATAAGTTTAATAATATCGCTACGACGATATTTCTTTTTTGCAACTGATTCAGTAGCTCCTTGACTGCCTACATCTGCAGCTTTTAATTGCTGATCTCGGTCAATTTTGGATGTTTCTGCTACCTTCTTAGTGATGTTTTGCTTTTCAATCCATGTAGAAATAAGTTCTTTAGCAGAATCATAATCATATTGTGTCTCTGCTCTAGCAAATAGTTCTGTACGGACTTTTGAACTCTTAATCCAGTCTGCAAATTCAGGTGCACTAACAATTTGCTCTACATTAGGAAACTCAGTTTTAATTTGCGACAGTGTTTGCTCTCTTTTCATGAGCAAAGCAGCTTGTTGAGCTTCTTTAATTGCAGGGTGATTGTCAATTGCCTTCTTTACAGCATTTTTAGGTTCAACAAAAAACTCGTCGTCACTAAGTGTTGCTTCTTCGTTTTTGGATTCCTTAGCTGTTTGGGTTTTAATAAAGTCGTCCACTACTTTTCGTAGTTCACCTACTTCACTGCCTTGACGACCAATGAGCTTTTCAGCTTCTTGGTGCATACTTACAATGTCTTTTAGTGATTTACCACGATATTTTTCAGGGACATCATCTTCAACTGGTTTAGTTTCTACTTTCTCTTCAACTTTAGGTTCCAACTTATCAGTTTTCGCCATGTCTTCAAGATTAGAAGCCTCCAAATCATTTACTAAAACTTCATCTATCAATCCTGCCATATTATTTCTCCTGTGCATTTAGCATTGTAGGAAAGGACTCAAGCGGCATTCTGCTTGCGTTCTTTAGCCAGCTGTTGTTTACGCTTTTTATCCCAGGCAGCGGCTGCACCTGGAAAGCTTCCTGACCAACCCTCTAAGTTTACTCTAGGTGCACTGATAATTTTATCAGCGTTAGAGCCACATTTAGGGCATATAAAAGTTTGTGTGTATTCCGTTAGCTCTTCAAAGTGATTATCACAAGTTGAGCAGTGGAACTCAAACAACTTCTTCATTCTTTAACTCCTCGTAGGTTTGCTCAGACGCTGTTTTAAGCGTTAAGACCCAATTGAGTATATCTAATTGACCTTTTCGTTTATGAAACTCTTCAAACGACTCGGCTGAATGTATGTTATTGTATGTATCGTAAAGGTTTTGCACATCTTCTATGAATTCTGCCCAACCTTTAGTAGCCATAGTGCTAAATCTAGCTTCATAATATTCTTGTAATTCTCGATCCATCTATTGTCTTTTTAATAAAAATAGGTTATAATAGTAGTTTATATAACAATTATATCATAGAATTATTCGTTTGTCAAGGGTTTCTTGCTTGCCCTGCCTTGTCTGACAGACATCTTTGCTAGAGGGCTTTTTGATACGACTCTGATCCATAACCTGTTCTTTAGACTGCATTCTTT